AAAGATGCAAAACCACTTTATGGGGTTATGTGGTCTTTTGATGGGGATTATCCTGGTAGTTTCTTATCCGCAGAGTTTAGTGGTGAAGGTGATATTACTTTTAAAATAAATGCCGACCTCGGTATTCTAAAGTTAGGAGATAGTAAAAATGAATAGTTTTACAAAAGGAATAATGATATTATTTGGTTCAATTCTTGCATGGTCAAGTCTTGAAGTTACAGGTAGTTACATATTTGCAGAGGGTGCCGGTCCAGTTACTTTGTTATCTACAAGGTTCTTGATAGCAACTCTTTTGTTTGGGGCAACCATTCTATTTCAGAAATACAGAACTGGTGAAAATCTGTTTCTTGTGGAAAAACAAGATATAAAACGATTTTTGACAAATGGTGCATTTCTTGCCGTTCATTTGATTACATATTGGTTTGGTTGGGAATATCTGGATCCTAATATTCCAGTCATCTATGGTATCTTTTACTTTTATCCATTTGTATTGGCACTCGTTGCCGTGTATTTATACGGAGAGAAGTTCAGTACTAATAGAAAAATAGCAGTAGGGTTGGGTACGATTGGTTCATTGTTTGCAATTGAATTTCTACCTACCTTTTCAACTGAAGCATTGACTACATCAGGTGTATTGTTATGTGTAGTGGCAGTTGCGGCATGGGTTGGATATCTGTTAGTAGGACAGACTATAATGAAGAAATATAAACCACTTACAATTGTGTTCTACGATTTTCTACAAGTGTTCATTTATGTTTCATTACTACAATCACCAGCAACCACAATCTCACAATTAACCACTCATAATCTATTGGCAATTCTCTATATTGCTATCGTGGCCAGTTATATTGCATACTTATGTTATTGGACAGCAATTAAATACATTGGGGCCAGTAACGCAGGAGTTGGTGAACTTTGTTTTGGTTCATTCTTTGCAGTAATAATTGCTTATTTCTTTTTAGACACAGCACCATCAGTATATCAATTATTAGGTTTAGGATTACTCTCAGGTGGTATCTTTTTGATTCATAAAGAACAAGAAGTGGTTTATGACCAATGAGTATATAGTTGAGAGAGATGGATTTGCATTTGTAGTTCCAGAAAATCACAATTTCAAATTTGAGTTGTTGGCAGGACAACAAATATTAGATGTGGCCTTTTGGAGCAAGGAGAATCCAAAAAATAAATTTCTTAGTATGCATTATACTTTATTTAGGAACGGCCTGTTTATTACTAAAGGATCTAAATTGTGGTCTGATTATAAAATACGAGAGGTTATTATGGAGTGTGTAGATGAAACTAAATATAAATCAACTAAAGATGGGTGGTTTCATCATTTTTTGACTGGATATTGTGATGACAGAGAAAATACTGGTCCAAATGGTAGAAGTTGTAAGACTAATTTTCTTGAAAGTATCCACGAATTTGGTTTGTATGAAGAAAATTTAAATGATAATACTATAAATTTATTTACAAAAGTTAAGTCAAAACAAAATGGATTTTTTCAGTGGGCTAAATCTGATGCCAAAGTTGGTGATTATATAACTTTTAAAAGTTATATTGATTTGATAGTTTCTGTATCATTATGTCCTGCTGTAGATTGGCCATATAGATATACTAAACGTGTAAATCCAATTAAAGTTGTAATATATGACTAATGAAGAATATATTTTAGATTGGTATAAAAATCATATATGGGCAAGACCAAAACCATCAAATATATGTGATGGAGTTGGTATGTTTGCTATTCGTGATATACCAAGATATACAAGTATTTATGATTCGGCAGACAGAAGTGTTCGTAGTAGGGTTTCCTGGGAAAAGATAAAAGTACTTCCAAGACAAACAGTAAAATGGATTATTGATCATCAGCCCCACCTTGGTTCTAAAATTGTTGATTTATCATCTTCGTTTGAGTGGGATAGTGATTGTGGTGATGTATATTTATATACTTCTAAAGGGTTTAATTTTGGAGATTTTCATTGGTCAGCCTTATGGTCGTTCCAAAACCATTCTGATGATCATAATATAGATGTAAAAATAAGTAAAACATATAAATTTATATCAAATAGAGATATTAAAGAGGGTGAAGAATTATTTGAAAATTATAATTTATCCACGAAGGAGTGGTTATGATATTTAAATGTGTTGATTTTGATGATATTACACTTGATATATATTCTTCTCTTTGGGAATATGGAAACTTAATTGATATAAATTCTCCTACGATTATAAAATTTTCATCAAAAAAACATATTGTATCTTTTTTTGGAAATAGTAAATTAGATATTTCATCATTTTTTAATGGGGGAATAAAATATCCGATAGTAAGAGTTTATGAAGATCCAGATAATATAGAAGATGATAAAATGGCATATTGGATAGAAGGTCCCAATATTTTTAATTTTATTTTATATTCTTCGAGTGATGTAAAACAATTATTTTTACAGGCTATCCGAGAATGTTGTTTTAAATTTGGAATTGAAACTTTTTGGAATGGTCGTAATGATGTATTTTTAAAAATTGGAAATAAACAAAAAAAATTCTTCGGTTGTAGTTATGAGGTTATAAATGATTGGCATGTAACTGTTGGAACTATAACTTATCAATTTGATTCTAAATTGGCAACCAAAGTTAAAGAATTGGATATCAATAATGTACTTAAAACTCCAAAATTTGAACCTGATGGTGGAGATGTTAGTGATGTGGTTGGTGGTCTATGGGAAGTTGATTCAACTATTGATACCACAAAATTTAATGATGAATTTTTGAAGATTTTGATGAATAAACTTGGTGGAACATTAGAAAAAAATAATCTATCTGACGGAGAAATGCAACTACTTATTAGTAGAGGAAAGAAAAGATTATCAGACACAGAATGGTTATTACGAGGAAATAATGAAAACTTTATTTGACCACATCACACACATTACACAAAAACAAACAAAAGGTTATTGGGATTCTCTAAACGAAACAGAGAAGAAGCAGTGGTCTAACTATATGATACATAGATTTCTATCTATGAAGATGGAATATGTTGATGTAGTAAATGAAATTCAGAGATACAATCTTAAACCAAAAGAGTTATACAAGTTATACACCAATGTTCTCCCAAAGAAGAAAGAATGGTTAAAGTATGTTAAAGGAAAAAAGAAGATGAAACATGAAAAGTGGTTATTAGAAATAGTAGCAAAATACTATGAATCAAGCCTTAAAGAAGCATATGAATATTTAGAAGTATTTTATGCAACCGAACAGAACAAGGCTAACCTCAAAACTATACTCCAAAAATTCGGAGTAGAACCAAAGGAAATCAAGAAACTAAATCTACCCTAATGACAAGAGTAAATTATCAAACTCTCGGTAAGTTCATTGATATAGATGAGAGAGATTTAGAGTTTGAAAGGGTTACAAATTCAATAGATGTAGTAGATAGAGAATATGGTGTAGAAGTTATATTCGATTATTACCGGCGTCATGGATTTCCCCACTACACAATTCGTGAAGAAGAAAAACACGAACATATGAGGAAACTCAAAAAGTTTGATGTCGATACAATATTCATTGACAATCAGATAGTCCAGACTATGCATTGTTTGAGATTAGCTTGGTCATACTTTCCACACTTTTGGTCTGTTCAATGTGGACATTCAAGAACATCACCGATGCAGGCATTCAATGATGATAAGATATTCAAATCAGTTATTACAAAGTGTTGGAATTGGGAACAGAAACATTATAAAGGTGAGGACCCAAACGGAGAGAGAAACAAGTTCCACGAAAATAGACTACGACAATCTTTGAAGTTATATTCAGGTGTCCAAGCAGTATCCAATTTCAGACCGACAGCGGCAAAACTAATCTACGAGAAGTTTGGTGGAGATGGAGTAATATGGGATATGAGTTGTGGTTGGGGTGGAAGGTTACTTGGATTTCTTTCATCATCCAACACCAAACATTACATAGGAACTGAACCATCTTCAAAGACCTATAAAGGTTTATTGCAGATGAGCGAAGAATTCTCGTATATAAAGAAAAAAGTTGATATATATAAACAAGGAAGTGAAGAATATCTTCCAAACAAATCATCTCTCGATTTGTGTTTTACTTCACCACCTTATTTCGACACGGAAAAGTATTCCGATGAGTCCACACAAAGTTATAAAAAGTTCCCTACTCAAGATGAATGGGTGAATGGGTTTTTGAGAAAGACAATAGAGAATTGTTATTACGGATTAAAAGAAGGCGGTTATATGTTATATAATATCGCAAATACACCAAAGTATAAATTTATAGAAGAACAAACAGTAAAGATTTCAAAAGAGTTGGGTTTTGCTCAAGAAGATACATTACAATTAACATTATCAAGTGTGATGGGTGCAGGTTATAAATATGAACCAATATTCGTCTTTAAAAAATAGGAGAAAGTATGTCAGAACAACGTGACCTGGAAAGGTTATTGAAAGTACATTATGCAGATATGCCAGGATTGGATACAAAAACACAAATACTATTCAAACAGTTAGAATGGGGTATCAATTTAGGTAGTAATACTATGTATTTAACTTATGAAATAGATACAGATCAATTATATTCCGTCATGACAAGATTTGATAATTTCATTGAATATAGTGGTGGAAAGAAAGATGTAAATTTAGTTGTTTCATCTTATGGTGGAGATGTTTACGCCATGTTAGGAACGATTGATTATTTCAATTCGTTACCAATAAAAGTAAATACTCATTGTGTAGGGGCCTGTATGTCAGCAGCTGCAGTAATATTGGCATGTGGAACAGGTAAAAGAACAATGACTCAAAACTCAACGGTTATGGTTCATGAAGGTTCGGCGTTTGAGGTTGGTAAAACTTCAGATGTGATAAAAGGAGCCGACCATATGAAAAAATTACAAACAAATATAAATCGTATTTTAGGTGATGTTACAAAAAAGACACAAGATTTTTGGGAAGAAGTTTCTAAACAAGATACATATTTGACTTCGGAAGAATGTTTAGAATACGGTATAGTAGATGAAGTAAGATAAATATGAGGATAAATATATTATTTATATTGGCCCTTAATCATTATACAGGAGTAACTACTTGGGCATATGAATTAATAAAAGGATTGAGTGAGTTTAATATTGATGTAGTTTTTATTAGTGACAGTCCATATTTTATTTCAAACGAGGAATATGTTAAAGATGTTAGTCGGTATGCCAATGTTATTTTTTCATTGGACCAGAGACCTCTGTCCGGCCATCCAATTTTTAATAAAAAGTATGATGTTGTTTTGTTACACCATACAAGTCAAGAAGATATTGCAAAAAGAATAGGCAAAAATACAATATTTGTAAGTCACAGCAGTATGGTAAATAGTTCTATTCCTTATTTTCCTCATGATAAACATATAACAATATCTGGACGGTCTATGTATGTTTTAGGAGCAAATATGTTTATTTTAAATGGTATAGATTTAAATAAGTTTAAGAGTAATAAATTATTAAATAAAATACCAAAAAAATGTTTATATCATAATAGATTTAAACCACAAAAGTTTGTACATGAAGCGTGTGAAGAATTAAATATAGAATTAGATTATTGGAAAGTAATAGAGAAAGATGTTACAAAAAAAATCGAAGAGTCGGATTTCGTAATGGGGTATGGTAGAAGTGTATATGAGGCCATGTCAATGGGTAAACCTGTCTTAGTATTTGGTCATAACAGTCCTAAAAACAAGAACGAATTAAGAACGGTTGGAATAAGTTCTAATGTAGAAGATGGATTTTCAGACGGCTGGGTTGATGAAAACAATTTTAAAAAATTGTTATATAGAAATTGTTGTGGTTGGGCAAGGAAAATTTATATAGATAATAAAAATGATATGATTGACTTAATGAAGGGATATGATTATAAAATGGGGAATGTTAATAGAAGATTAGCAGAAGAACATCTTTCATCTCAAACAATGGTCAATTCATTTACAAACATTATAAAGGAGTTATGTTATGCCTGATGTATTAAAAGAATCGAGTAAAAACACCATATACAGAATAAAAAAATGAGGAAAGAAAATGTCAAAACCAATAAAAGAATCAAATAAAAAAATAACATATGAAACTTTGTCAGATGATAAACCCGTTGTTCAACAAATGGAAGAAGAATGGCCTCAGATGACAGCAGAGTTTCGTAGATTACAACGAGAACAATATGAATTGTTCTTACACAAACAACACGATTATGGTCCAGGTAACATTTCAGTTGGAACACAATTACAAACTAAAGAAGAAGTGAAACTATCACTTACAGGTTTATGGTTCAGAATGAATGATAAATTGCAGAGAGTTAAAACTTTATTGATGAACAATCGAGAAAGTGCAGTTAAAGATGAACCATTAGAAGATGCATTTCTTGATGTATCCAACTATGGAATAATGGCCACAATCGTAAAAAATGGTAAATGGGGTAAATAAATGACAAGAAAAGAAAAACTAAATTCACAGAATGAATTTTCAATATATGGCGTATTCAGATTTACATCATATTTATTAGCTTCAATAGCAATGTATTTAGGTGAGTTACAAATAGCAGGAATAGCATTTGGGTTCGGAGCTACTTTAGGTTTCATTCGTAGATTAGCAAGGATTTGGGAATAGTAATGCAAATAGAAAGTAAGTATAAAATGGTGGAATCTGAGTTTATGAGGTTATGTAATACTTATAAAATACCACAACCAACAATAATCAGGCCGGCATTAGATACAGATCCGTGTGATTATACAGACCCACTTAATGAAGTAAGAATAAATACAAACCCAGAGAAAGTGGATTGTGATCCAGTATATCAAGCCCGACACCTATTCGGACATTACATATCAGATTTACATAGTGTAGATGATAGGTATTCGGATATGGTGGCGGATACAATCGCAGACTTACTCTGGACAACTTGGG